CTTAAATGGAGCATGTCTTGTTATCCCTGTTCAAGTCCTTGTCAATGGACTTGATCGATTGTGCTCGGAAGACCGAGTCGGAACGTCGTGAATTAATACGAGGCTCCAAAAGAGACCTCGCATATTTGCGACGCCGCTTCCAGAAGGAAGGGGTTTCCCTGGTTACCAGGGCCCTTCCTGCTTATGCCAAGCATGTTACAGCTTGTCTAGAAGCAGGATCCTACGCACCGCTCGTGGGCTATACCCATGGCGGCGACAATCTCCCGAAATTTCTTCACGGGTGGATTGTTAGGATCTTCCAACGAGGTACGGGATCCGTGCTTGACGATGCTGATCCTTACGCAATACGAGCTATTAGGCAGCTAGCCTTATTTGCAAGTAAAGCGAAGGCTCTTCCAAGTACCCAGATATGCCTCAAAGCATATAAGGAGTATGCGGAAGATGACGCATCGATCACCGAAGGTTGTCTTTGGAGTAAAAGTATATCCACTTTCGGATATACTCCCGGGATACGCGATCAACATTTTACTGTGGATCGCTATTTCCGCTCTATTGGTAACCTTGGGCGGCTGTTCTTACAATGCGCAAGAGCAGTCGGAGCCGAGTTGGACAGATGGGACAGTGGTAATCAAACCGCTATCTCAAATTTTGAACAACTCGCCCCAAAGCACGGACCTGGAGCTGTTGCGGAACGTCTTGACGATGATGGAAAGTGGAGGCTTATCACCTCTACTAGCCTACCTCGTCTTGATAGTGCTTTCGACACTTTTTGGGTTCTTGACCCTAAAGTCCTCGAGCGCGCTCAAGCAACGAGCGATCAATCTCCTCAGATTGATCCTCCCGCACGTCTTATCGCTGTTCCAAAAACTGCGGCAACCCCGAGGTTAATCGCCTCGGAGCCATGTGCCAATCAATTCTGGCAACAGTCCCTCATGAGATTCATGAAGGAGCGGTTTGACCGAACCTGGGTAGGCAAATCGATAGATTTGTCTGACCAGACTAAGTCACAACGACGAGCATTAGCGGGGTCCACAGACCGGAAGTTAGGGACAATCGACTTGTCGAAAGCCTCTGACTCCGTCACACTTGACCATCTTGGGGCCTTATTCCAAGATGACTCCGTCTTACTCCACAAGATTCTATCTTGTAGGACGGAGACTATCGATGTTCCCGGAATAGGAGTAATCCGACTCCGGA